CTTTTCCTCAGTTTCTATGCTTTATATATAGGCCTTCGACCAGCGTTTGTACACCCCTTATTATGGGCGACTGGTGGCATGGTTAACGACCGACGATACAAGCTCCTCCTACCATAGGGATCTTATTGCCCTGCCGTTTCCGAACTCCCTCAAGAGCGTATCTCGCTGCGTCGATCGTGTGGTTGTCCCGATCCTTGAGTACCGGCAGAACCTCATCCGTCAGAGGATCCTCTTTGTAGGAGTAGTGGGTGAACTCCGTTTCGATGTGGATGCATTCGGGATGGATCACGATGTCATACGACTTCATAAACTCCACGCCCTCCTCCACCGATCCAGCTCCCTTACGGGCCTTGACGATATTGAAACCGCGATCCTTCATATATGCGATCGTCTCCGGCCTCGCGTTGTCGGCCACGATCTTGTTGCCCTCCCTGACAGACTGTAAACCGGGATGGGAGAACTTGTTGGTCCAACGTTTTGGATCTCTCGTGTCCGAGCCGGCAAACAGAGCGGGAGTCTCGTCGATCGCGCACTTGACCTTGTAGGCTTCGCGCCGGAAATAGAGAGTGCGGCCGAACACGAAACACTCGACCAGCACAGTAGGATCTACTGAGAAGCCCCAATCGGCCCCGAGTCGGGCGACACATCCAGACGGAACGTCGTCGTCGATGTCCTCGACTTTCCAATTCTGGAAGACCCGTGCCTCGGAACGGAGGATCGGTTGGCCTTCCCAGACGTGCAACCACTTGTCCCGATCTCGGGCTTTATCCCAAAGCATCTCGTCGCGCAGCACGCTCGGAAAGAACGGATTGTCGTCGTGGTTCACGGCTCTGACGATGCTGTCTGGGGGAGGTCCGGACGGACCAAGGAACATGTTGTCGATCGGATCTTTGACCGACTGTCTATTCCACGAGGCCCAAATCTCGGAGCCGTCCTTCCGGATGGTGGGAGTGAGAAGCTTCAGACTGTTCTGACTGACGCGATTGGCTTCTTCCAACCAGACTCCGTCCAGGTTCTCCATGGACTTCACGTTGTCCGGGTTCGTCCTGAGACCAGCAAACAGGAACTCGGTCCGACCGTCTCCGCCTGTTATCGACCGATCGGTTACTTTGTAGTAGCCGTCCCCACCTTCAGCCACAGGGCCGTACCCAGCATCGCGGATCTTATCCTTGAGCAACTGGTGAACGGAGGCTGAAATGGACTTCTGGATTTCACGAGCGCAGAGCCAACGGAGAGGTTTCTCGTGCCCCTTTACTATGAGGGCCTGTGCAAAGGAGTGGGACTTGGCTCCGCCTCGACCACCATGGAAAGCTTTATGTCGGGCCGGAAGATACAGTTCTCGAAATGCATAAGGTAGCTCTAATCCTGGCATGCTCAATCCACCAGTGGATCAAAATCTGGTTCCACTGGTTTCCCTGTCTCGTGATCCATCTTGGGAGTAGCTCCCTCAGGATAGTCTTCCTCTGTCTTGCCCTTCGGCATAATGAGAGTAACTGTGACGTCGCTGGAAATCTTCCCGCCGTCTGCTCCAGTAATGGCCATCTCGAACCGCTCTTTGTAGATCGGACGATGTGACCTGGTGTAGACCTCAAGTAGCCGGTCCGACTTCACCGGCCTAGTAAACGGGATGGGATTGAAGTCGGCGTCGAGTATCAGCTCCCCGTTACCTGGGTTCCGGCACCAGATCTGCTCGCCCTTGTTCAGGACCGGCTCGTCATAACCTTCGACGCCGCGCTTTCGTAACTCGACCTCGGCCGCATCTACTGCAGCCTCATAGGCATCGCTGCACGCCAAGTGGAAGTCGGGATCCTTCTTCCGCCAGTGTTTGTAGCAAGTCCGGGATATACCTGCGGCATCAAGAGCGGGCTGTATTACTCCCGTCTTCGAGTAGGCCTTGATGAATGTCGCTTTCCGCGCATCCATTAGATCGGTGTCAAACTTACTCATGAGGCGCCTATATTGTCGTAAAGCATTGGATCGTGTAAGCCAACACAAGCAAAGCCCCGGTAGATGGTCTACCGAGGCTTCGCGATCGAGGCTGGCCTGGCGGGAACCAACCGATGACTATGGTCGAGCGACCAAAACCCGAGGGCCAAGTAGCACGTCGCTCGACCAGTTGCAACCAGTGGAGGGAGATCCACACTCGAGCACCTACCCAGGTTTCCCCGAAGCGATGCTTATCCCTCCCTCAGAAGATCGAAGATACAATCCACATTAACGCCCAAGCAATGCAAACGATGCCACTGCCTACCCACAGTGCTCCAAATACGGGATACTTCCCGAGGTAAGTCTCAACGGCTTTCATAATAGACCTCGGCAGCAACCGGTTCCGGAGTGCAGGTCGAGATGAGACCTAAGCCAAGGAACATGGCCGCGATCATAATCAGGAAATCTCGGCGGGTGCGATCCATCAGCTGCGCCTCCATAGACCAATCTGGATGACGTTGGAGGCGTGAGGCTGAACAAACATTGACTCCAGACCGTCGCCAGTCAAGTTGATATCCAACTTGTTGCCGTCGAACTTGATGCGGTACTTCCCGCCAGGAAAATGGAACTCGACTACAGAGTTCTCCCCGAAATTGTGATCGGGACCGGCGCAAACATCTATGATTATTTTACGGGTCATGGCCTGTCTCCTTGAGAGGCCAAGCAAACTGCCCGGACATTTGGTTCGCCGATCCGGTCACAGTAGGATGATCGGGGCGTTGCTGTCACGCAACTCGCAAGCAAGAGAGCCGCGATCGTCAAAATCGGAATTCGTATCATGGTTTCTGTCTCCATATTTCCCTCACATTCTGACAGATGGAGGGAGAACTGTATCCCGTCGTTTCGGCGGAGGGAGGTCTCCGGAGTATCCAAGGAAGCCCCATGACATGGCTCCAATCCGGTCCTCACCTCCGCCTACCAGTTGTCGCTCGCTAGCCTGGAAGTTCTGTTCCATACTCCCCGCGATCAGCGACGCCCAGATTAGACCGGCAGTTTCAGCGACTCCCGAACCTGTCGTTGGATGCCGTCCATAAGATCCCGCATGGCCGACATGCTTGGATCGACAAGGACGATAACTTCCTCGGTCGATTTGATGACTTCGACCTCGGAGTCGCCTTCCAGCAGCTCTTCAACTTCCAGCATATCTTCGATGACCAACTCGACCATCTGTCGGATGACCTTGGCCGTTTCCTGCTCTTCAAAGCCTTCGTCGGCCGGCAGAAGCTCGTCCTGTTCGACCCAGATGACTTCGACCTCATGGAGGTAAAGCTTGTCGGTCGTATCGATGTGACCCTTGCTGTCGTCGTCGGCATCGGCCGGCTGAGTTTCCCAAGTCTCGAAGATATAGCTGTTGTCTCCGAGGTCTTCCATCGAGACGATGTTTTCCACGATGAAGCCGAAATCATCGACCAGCGTGAAAATATCCCGCTCGGTAACATCGCAATTGGGCATTCTTTGGTAGAGTTTCATGAGGTTGATCTCCTTTGTTCCTCATTATACTGACGTAGTTCGTTCCAAGTTGAAGCCCCCGTAGAAACCCAGTGAGGACAGCGGAGGCCAAGCCATCCAGACCTCAAGCAATCGCAATTCGGACTACCAAGCTTACAGTGCCCGTAGTTATCGTCGAGGTGCTTCTTGAGTTGTTCAGCGGTCATCGCCAAAAGGATCCGGGATCCGGTCGAAAGATTTCGCGGGGAAGTAATGCCAGCCAAGCCCCATACAGGTTGCATGGTCGTCGAACTGTACTAGGATCCAGTAGTCGCCCTTTTTGCCGGCCCTCGCCAAAGCAGTCTGGCCCTCGAGCTTCTTGGTGGGCCCGGAGTAAATGACTTCGATCATCCCGAGGAGAGGAAACTGGATCATGAGCCCGACTCTACTCCATCGACTATCTTGTCCTGGGCCGGATAGTTCTTCTTCGGATCCGGTGCCGAGCCAAGACGGCCCCTACCATTGCAACGACCGCACTTCTTCGGTTCATCGGCACTGGGATCCTCGAGACCAAGACCTCCGCACTGAGGACAAATCGGCTTGCAGGCTTCCTCGAGGGCAGTCTTCATCCGTCCAGCCTCGACGGCAATATCCCCGATCTCGACTACGACGGTCTCGATGACCATCCCAGCCTGACTATTCATCACCGTTACTTTATAGGCCACTGCTGTCTCCTTCAAGCTGCGTCAGTACCGGGAGTCGGCAAGAGCAGCTGAGTTGCTTTTAATTTCTCAAGTGCTTCTACCGTATCGGCCACATCCAGCCAACCGGCAAACGGGTTCTTGTCCATTTCGAGGGCGTTTATTTCTTCGGCCACATGGGACCTCTGCCAGAAAATGCGTTTGGTCTCTTCATGGTGCCGGATCTCGTCGCCCGGTTTGGTCAGAACATTCCTGCTGACAATGAACGAACCCGGTTTTCCCGGCGCAGTTTTCACCGCGATCAGCGTTGCTCTGTCTTCCCGGAAGTTGAGGATCAGGCCAGTTGCATTGGATGGCCGGCTACTTG